GTAGGTCGTCAGGCCCTGGGGGAAGCGGACCGGGCGTTGCGGAATCGAAGGCATGTAAAGCTCCTAGGACGTTCAAGAAGAACGCGGACAGAGCCGCGTCCTGGAGTTGTACGGGGGTGTAATCCCCGCGTTGTACGGGGGTGTTACGGCCCGTTGCTGCCGGCCATTGCGCGCCAGTCGGTCATGCCCAGCGAGAAGCGCATGTAGGTTGCCGCCTTCGCGTTCTTCGTGTCGAAGTCGTTATCCTGATCGAACGTCGGCTCGTCGCGCCAGAAGAACTGCAGGCCATTCATCGCATTGGTACGGACGAACCAGGCGTGCGGCGCTGTGAAGTAGTGGTTCAGCTTGATGCCGTTCGGGAAGGCATTGGTCGCCTTCAGCACGTTGATGTCGTTGTTGGCAGTCGAAGACTGCAGCACCGACTTCATGATGCGATTGGCGTTGTACCACTCCTGGCGCGGCACGTGCAGCGACATGGGCATGAAGTTCACCAGCAGCCCGCGATCGGTCTGGAAGCCCATCAGCTGGATGCAGATGTCTTCCAGCGCCGCTTCGGACAGGTCTGCCGCCGGGGACAGGACGTTCGAGCCCGTGCCACCTGTGGTGAACGGGTGCGCAGTGCTCAACGCCGGTTGGCCGTCGGCCAGGCTGTACAACGGGTTGAACGCACGGTTGTAGAAACCGGCCGCAATGTTCTCGATGGTCTGGACCATGGAGAAGGCATTCGCCTTGGCGCGACGCATCGACACCTGCTCATACAGGTTGTCGCGCAGTTCCTCGAACGTGACGACGTAGCCCAGGGCGTAGGCGACGTGCACGTAGCGGGTGACCGGGCCTTGGACTTCGGAGTCGTAGGCCAGCGGCGCGCCCTCGGCCTTGACTTGCGCCAGACCGAAGCCGGTGATCTGCACATCTTCTTCGTAGGCCTTGTCCGACGAGTCGATGTCGAACAGGTCGGGGTACTGCGGCGGGTGTTCGTTGAAGATCTGACCCCAGAAGGCGTGAACGCCGGGCCAGAGTGCCTTCGGGTGGGAACCCGTATTGATGATGCCAGCGGGCATGGTGTGTGCTCCTTAGATTGGTTGAAGATCAGAAGCCGGCCGTGCCGCCGCTGAAATCGTGATTGTTGATCGTGACCAGCCACTTCTGGTAGGCCGTGTAGGGCACGTTGTCCGGGCGCTGAACCGACTGCATCACCTTGAGCTGCAACGTGGCACCAGTGCCGAAGGTGTTGGAGTTCAGGGTCACGGCCGAAAGCATGCTGCCGGTGCCGGGGGTGCCCAGGGTCGGCGTCGCGTTCTTGGTCACGGCGGCGGCCAGGCCAGGGGTCGAGGTCGTGTCTTCCTGGATCTCGTAGATCACATCGGGGTCATCGCAGACGGCCACGACGTAGTCGAGCGCTGCCGTGCCTGCGGGACGGAAGGTCTTCGTCAGATCGTTCGGATTGATGTAGGGGCCCCCCTGGTAGCCGTATGGCAGGGCAGTACCAATCGCGACGATGACGCCACGGATCGAGTTGCCCGCGCCGGCCGTGATCTGCTTCACGTAGGGGATGCCGTTGGCGTCAGCGAAGTTCGTGCTGTCGATGGCCACAGGGTCACCGACGAACATGCCGCCGTTGGCCGCGCTGTAGGCTGCGGAGATTTTGTAAAGACGAGCCTGCCCGTTCCAGAGGTTACCATTCCGGTACATGACGGGGGACAGACCACTCGGTGCATTCAGGTTGGGCATTTGCCGCTCCTAGAGAGTGATGTTGAGGAGACCTAGCCCTTGGCAGAGTAGGTCGATTTCATGTTGTTGCGACTGACGTAGCGATTGGCATTGTCGCCGCCCGAAGAGGGGAGGCCCTGCCGCATGGCATCATGGATCTGGTCCACGCGGCCTTGCACCGCCAGCTGGTCTTCCTTGTACCATTCGAGGCGAATCTTCATCAGATAGGCTTCGAGGGCTTTGCCTGAATCATCCTTCCCGACGACGATGCTGACGCGGGAACCGAGCCCCGTGCCACCGCCCAGCGAGTCGCTGGCTGGGTTCGTCATCGTGATGAGCGCTTCTTCCTGCGTCATGAACTCGTAGCCGGCCTGCTGCGCCTGCATGATGCGGCCAGGGNAGTCGTTTACCCAGTGGCAGTGGTAGCCGGGGATTTCTGGGGTAGCCATCTTGGCCCGAGGGATCGACATCGGAATGCGGGTTCGCATCTCGCGCGAAGACTCGAGACGTTCGGCCTGTGAGTTGGCTGGGTTGATACGGTCCTCGACGCCGGGCTGAGAGGCGATGAGGGCTTGTGCACGGGCACCGAAAGCAGGAAGTTCGGACATCTCTTAACTCCAGTCGTACTTAGAAACGTAGTCTTTGCGGAAGGACTCGACATCCTTGAACGCCTTACCGGGGCCGCAGAGCTTGGCCGCAAAACGATCGCAGGCTTGCTTGGCATCCGCCGGAAGGTTGGCATAGGACTTTGCGCCGCTGCGCGCCGTGGGGGCACCGCCGGCCTCGACCCGTTGGGAAGGGGCCGCGCCGCCGAAGTGCTTCTCGACCTCCTCCGTCACCTTGTCGAGGAACGCACGGCCCTGGAGTTGGGGGTTGCGCGCCTTGACGTAGCCGCCGATGGAGTGCGCGTAGTCACGCTTCTCAGGCTCTTCCAGCCAGACCTTGTTGTCCGCTTCCCACTTCTGGAAATCGGGGTGCAGGGCCTGTTGCTGAACGGGCGCCGGTGCGGGTGCTGGAGTCGCAGGGGCCTTGAGGACCTTCGGCGCGCTGTCGTTCAGCTTGTCGATCGCCTCTTCCACCGCCACGATTGCTTCCGCGTCGCCAGCGACTTGAGCTTCCGCTCGCTGCTTCCGCAGGTCCTTGAGGGCGGCTGCGTATGCACGCTCGGAGACGCCGTCATGGTACTCCTTGAATGCGGCGAGAGCCTCCTGCGCTTCCTTCACCGTCGAGGTGAGGGCGCTGACCTGACCCTTCACTTCGGTCAGTTCGCCCAGCAGCTTGGCATTGTTCTGGCGCAGGATCGGCATGATCTCCTTTCCGCGCTTGACGAACTCTTCCGCAGGGACAAACTTTTCCGGATCGCCCCTGAATTGCTCCTGGGGCGTCCAGCCCAGGGCCCGTGCTTCTTGCTCGATGTCCATCTTACTTCTCCTGCGTGATGCGCATGAACACGTCCGAGTCATTCACGACCCGGTAGACCTGACCGTCGAAGGGGCCGACGAACTGGTAGCCAGCCCACTTCGAGAACAGGATCTTGTCCCCGACCGCTGCACGCGGCTCCGACTCCGACTCCCAGGCCGACGGCCCGATGTCGATGACGACTGCACGTTGCTCCGCCAGCTGGTCCTTCTGCTGGACGCTGCTCGGGAGGATCAGGCCACCGGAGGTTTTTTCCTCCACCTGATACGGGCGGACGAGGACGGCACGGCCCAAAGGCGCGACGCCGGAGTTGTTCTCTACCTTGTTCATTTCTCGATGATTCCTTGAAGTTGTGATGCGTCAAGCTCGATGAGAGCTCTCAGCCCCTTGATGTAACCGAGAGCGCCGGCTTCGGACAGGTGATCCCTGACGTAGGCACCGTTGCTCCAGTTTTCCATTGCTTCAACCACCAGCTCCTGGAGCGCCTTGCGGAGCCCCTGGGTTACCGGATGGTGAAGCCATTCCTGGTACTGCTGGAGGTTTGGGTCCAGCAGCCCCAGGTCCATTTCCTGGTTTTCCATTTGCTTGCATACTTTCTTGCATCAGCTTGATGTAGCCCCGATTCGAGTCGTGCATCGCCTGGAGGGCGCCCACTTGCGTTTCGAAGGCTTTGACCTGAGCAGCAGCTTCCGCTGCGCCCATCTCGGCGATGATGGAAGCTGTCTCGGCCTTCATCATCTCGATTTCTGCTTCGATCTTTTGCTGTTGAGCTTCCAGATCGACCATCTTTTCCATGAAGCGCTGCTTGCCCTGCGCCTCGATGACCTTGAGCTTTTGCTCGCCCTTGATGTTCTCGATGACGACCTTCGGGGGCGGAGGGGCGGGCATCTTTTGACTGCCGGGGAAGAGCGTGTCGATGGACTCCACTCGCATGGAGCGCAGGACCATCCGCTCGACAGCATCCTTGTCGTAGCCAGCGGTCGTGGCGGCGAACTGCTTGACCATGAGCGCCTGCTGGGAACGGTGCCCATCCGAAGCGAGGTTGGGGTCCGCCGCAGGCACGAGAGCGGCTTCCGGTCCCATGAAGTCCTCGCGGCGAACCCAACCACTCTCTGCCCCGTAGGTCAACACGGTAACAGGAGTATGCCGCCGGTTGAGGATGTAGAGCTTTTGGAACTCCTTCTTGAACCCGCGCCACACCCGCTTGAAGATCGCCGAGTTGATCTTCGCGCCTTGCTCCGCCATTAGCTGGCTGGTCTGGGCGGGGGTGTTCTGACCTGGATTCTCCCCGACCATGATGTCAGTGGACCCACTGATCCGATTGGTGTAATCGACCAGCAGGGAGAGGAGGTTGAACAGGGTTGTAGAGGGCTCGCGAACAGGAAAGGGGAAGATTCCCTTGGAGAGGTCCTCTCCGGTGGAGTCCACCCGCTGCCACCCGAAGGGGCGGAAGGACATTTCCCCACCTCGAATCTTAACCCCTCTGCCGAGAAACCCACCAGCAGTAGTGGCCAGAGTGCCAGCGTCAACAAGCTGATTGATGATGCTGTCCACAGCAGCGTTGATCGGGCCCAGGAGCAAACCAAAGCCCACATCGTAGATGCCTCCGTCGGGAGATGGGATGAAGGGGAACTTGGTGAAGACTTGTTCCTCGCGGATGCGGATGATCGTGGAGCGATCGCTGTCGGTCTTCCGCAGGATATCTTTGGGGGTGAAGTTGCAGACGATGCGGACGACGCAGCCCGACGTCTCTTCGATCGTCACGATATAGGGCTCGGCGTAGCCGTCGCCGTCCAGGTCGAGGCGGACATGCTGCTCGAGGAAGGTGAAGGGCGTCGTGAAGTCGCTGCGCGCAGGGGTGGAAAGCCCTGTACGGCGATCTGCCTTGAGGGTGCCGACGTCTGTCTTCGGGGCAGGAAGGCCATTGAACCAGTGCATGTCACGCACGTCGCGCCAGAGCCCTGCGGCACACTTCTCGAACACGTCGTTCCGGTAGAAGGGGATGATGTGAGTCTTGCGCTGGCAGGACTCGATCGACTTCGCGTGGTAGTTCAGGACGAGGTCCTTCGCCGCCACGAGTTCGGAGACGTTACGGCCGAGGGCGCCTGCGTGATACGTCTTCTTGAATGCACAGCCGACGATCGGGATTTGCAGCAGCGCTCGGTCCGTCTCCTCCTCCCACTCTTCCATTTCCTCGAGGAGCTGGTAGGACATGTAGGAACCGACGCGATCAGCCTTGGCCCGATTCTCCCCTTGGGGATCAGGCCCGTTGATCTCCATCTTCACGATGTCGGGGCCCTGCACGAGGAGGGGGTATGCCCGACTGTGCCACTGGATTGCGGCGATGGTGACGAGGGGAAACTTGACGTTCGAGGCGCCCTGCCAGGGGAAGGACTTCGCTTCCTGCAGCTGGAGCGCGAGGTTCATCGCGGCTTCATTGCGCTTCTTCCACTTCTCGCGGGAAGCGTCGTCGAGCTTATAACCGTCGAGGACGAGGGCGCCGATGTTCGCAAGGTCCTGGTCCGTGAACCGGGAGCAGAGGTTTGGCTCGTTGATCGCTGCATCAGTCAGCGTGATGGAGTTTTCGAATTCGATCACGGCTGGTCCGGGAGGATTGCGAGGAGATAGGTGATCGCCGGAATCGACAGGTTGGACACCACCTTGACAAAGTAGATGTTACCTGCGATGCCGGCGACCTCCTGGACGTAGATGACACCGCCAGAGACTGTCGGCGCCGTGAACGTCGGTGGGGTGAGGTCAGTGCCTGTGTAGACGCTGACCGTCACCGTGGCTGACAGCAGAGCCTGCCCCGTAGACATGAGCGGCGAGAAGTCGCACGGGGTAAGCCGTGTTTCACTCGCCAGTTTCGGGGTGACCTGAATCAGCATGCCGGCTTACTTCGTCGGCTTGGCCGGACGGTGCCCGGTCATGTCAGCACCAGGGCGCGGCGACATGTGGCCAAAGGGATGGCCGCCATCGACGTTCTGGGGGAAGACGGCGCTGTGCGAACCCGAGGCGAGGCTCGACTTCGTGACGACGCCAGTCGTGGTATGCGGCACCTTCATGGATGCCTTGGTCGGAGAGATCTTGGCCATGTCGGCTCCTTCAGAGGGTGTAACCAGCCTGCTGCTTCGACTGCGAGATCGGCACGGCAGGGGTCGGAGGGGTCTGGCCCTTTGCCGGCGTCGGACGCAGCTTGGGCACGCAGGTCTTGGTTGCCATGATCAGGCGGCGGGGGCCGGCGGCGTCAGCAGGGCCATGGCCTTGGCTTGCTCGTCGGCAGCGGCGACGGCGCCGGCTTGCAGCTGGGCGACGACGTTGGCCACGTCGGCAGCGGCGACGGTGTCACCTTGTGCGGCTTGCAGCGCGGCCAGGTCAGCGGCGACCTTGTTGGTCAGGGTGATCAGGCTGTCCACGGTCGTGTCGAGGGAGGCGACAGCGTTCGTGATGTTGGTCGTGGCGGTTTGCAGGTCAGCGAGTGCGGTCATGATGGAGTCCAATCGAAGGTTAAGGGCAATGAAAGGATCATTGTCCAGGAGGAAGCGCAAGACGCGCTGGAGAAGAACGGAGAACACGGTTAGGGCTTGAGGGATGCAGCGGCGGCCGAAATGACTGCTGCTGCGGCGGAGGGAACGGGGGCAGGTGCGGGGACCGGCGTCGGCGTCGGAGCGGGTGGCGTCTTCGCCGTGACGGCCTGGGCCAGCGAGTCAATGACTTCGACCGATGTGATGGCCTTGTCGACAGCAGCCGCTGCCGCAGCGTGGCCGGTCGCGGTGAGA